TCCAGAAGCTCCACCGCCTCCGCCGCCAAAATTTGCTGATCCAGCAGAACCACCAGGAGATCCGCCAGCCGTTCCGCCAGCACCGCCTCCACCGCCACCACCAGCACCGCCAGCTCCAGGAGGATTGCCTGTAGGATGACCGCCGCCACCGCCACCGCCTGCACGGTCTGCATTTACTCCGTTTATTTGTGAAGGGGTTCCTCCGCCGCCAGCTCCGCCAGCTCCGCCAGAACCTGGTACGTTACTACCAACACCACCAGCTCCACCGCCACCAGCACCTGATTCGCCAACTGGCTCTGCAGATGTGCCTCCATTATTACCTTGTGAAGGAGAAACAGGGGGAGTGTTGCCACTACCAGCAGCGCCACCTTTAGTAGACCCACCGCCAGAACCACCTGCTTGACCCGAATGAGAAGGTCCGCCAGAACCTGATACTCCATTACCGCCATCTCCACCACCAGCGGAAGTGATAGAAGAAAATATTGAATTAGATCCCAAGGCAGAACTAGCACCGCCAGCGCCTATTGTAATAGGGTAAGCTTGTGCCGAAACCGATAAACCATCTGTGCCTGGTAAAGCACCTGGAGAGTAGTTGGTACGAAAGCCACCAGCGCCACCGCCTCCACCTCCTTTTTCACCAGAATTGGAGAGTCCACCACCAGCGCCACCAGCAATAACAAGATAATCGACTGTATTTGAACCATTAGCAGTTCCTGCGCTAGTTACCGTAAATGTTCCCGATGATTCAAAAATATGAATTTTTTCATCACCTGAAGTTGATTCTGTTCCTCCTGATGCAATAACATAATCAGATTTAGAAGCATCAGCATCAGCGGTAGATATAGCAATCCAACCTTTAGTAGCATCAACGTAAATAAAGTTTACTGCTGCTCCATCTTCCAAAATATTATAATCATTTGCTGAACCCTCTATATTAGATCCATTTCTTCCTATTGTAATGGCGTTTGTACTTGCATTATTACCATAATCTGCAACAGCCATTTGATCACCAGCGGAAGGACTAGCAGGTAAGTTTGCAGTTATTGCTCCACTACCAGAATTTACGAAATATCCTTTACCAGCAACACCTGTAAAATTTCCTGTTTTAATATCCCCTGTTTGCCAGTCTATTGCCCCAAAGCCTGTAGCAGTTCCTGTATTATTTATAGTTCCTGTTACATTTATAGTTCCTGCTGCCGTGACTGTTGATCCTGAAGGTAATGTTGTAGTATCACCTGAATCCCCTATCTGAAAAGAAGTTCCTGACGCTGGAGAAATTTTATTAACTTTTACTTCTGAAGCCATTATATTATTACCAAGTTACCTGTTATTGTTTGTGTTCCTGTAATTGTTACAGGTCCTGCTAAAACTCCTGAATCTATTGTTTGATCATCACTTAAAGTAGAATTATGTGTTGTTACATATGCCGTTGCATCCATGCTAGGAGAAGGTGCACGTTTTGCTGGATATGTACAAAATACATCTTTCGTACCTGCTGAAAAATTTACAGCAGCATCACTATTTGTACTTTCAAGTATTGTTGTTCTGGATAACGTATCAGGTGTTGCATCAGTTACTGTGCCAATACCAATTTCATACTCTGTGCCAGATTGAGCTACAATAGCATAATACGTTGTATTGGTCGTACCAATCCCCGCAACAAAAGTTTGAAATCCGCCACTTGCTCCCGCAAGGTTTATGGTTCCAGTTCCTGTTGTTGTCGTGGTTTCCTTAACACGATCATTGATAATCAATGCCATGTTAAATCCTTACGATAATCTCAGTATAGCTGTACTTGTGCCTGGTGCTGGAAATTGAACAGTAAATGTACCGTTGGTTGCTGTAAAGTCAGAACCAAAAGCTAAAATACAAACTGCATCCGTTGTTCCCGAACCGCCATCAGTAGTTGTGTTGTAAATCATTGCTCCATTAGCTGTAAAACTTGCAGATGTCCACTGAGGGTCATTTGAAAAATCTACATATGCTGTTGATGCTGATGTACCACCTGTAACCGATTGACCAGTTAAAGCAAGACCTCCTGCTGAATAAGCAGAGCCAGACGTATTTGTAATTTCATTACTTGTTGAATAATCTTCTGTAGATGCTCCTAAACTTGCACTTGATGTAAACAATGCAATTTTAAAAGTACTACCACCACTTGCAAAATCATGAAATCCTTTTAACAGATCTCTTTTAAATGTGTTGCAAACTGCTTGTGCTATTGCCATTTTTTTCTCCTATGGGTTTTGTGAAGGCAAAGGTAAACGAATAACACCATCTTGGTATTCGTCTCTTCGTCTTCTTCCTTGTTGTTCTACTTGCAAGCGCTGTGTAGCCTCTTGATAACTTTTTTCGTATTGTGCAAGTAAGTCATATGGTCCTTTGAGATATTTAAATGCCTCAATAAGACAAGCATATAATAATACTTGTGGCGCATTTGTACTAACCCAACTTGTTGTGTTAGTTGCGGAAAGCCCTGTTTCATTACGATTCAAAGCTAATTCTATATTATAAGCGACATCTGGAGTTGGCGCAACATATAATGTGTTTTGATCCCACATAGCATAATATCTTGGTTTACCTTGAGATGTTCTGTTTGGCCAATATTCTGTCATATAACTAATATCTTTTTGAACTAAATATTCTCTTACGTTAGCAGTTGTTCCTGTAGTTGCATATATAGATGCAGTGCGAACAAAAGCCATTGTACTAGGTGTATCTCCTGGTAATACAATAAATTCATTTCCTACACTTAGAGTAGTAAATTGGTAAGATCTAAAACAATCTAAATCTACTTCTCTAAATATACGAAGTTCAGCTTGTAGAATAAAATCATTAACTACAGTATCTGTTAAAACATCAGAAGATGTTTCTGTATATTGTCTAATTTGTGTTTGTAGGTCTGAAAAAGTTGTCATGATATTACCACCGTTGCTGTGCCTAATTGTGTGTTTATTATAGTGTCTTGATTAGCTTGTGAACTTCCACTTAATGGTTGCATTGTTCTAACTTGCACTGTTTCTAAAGCTCCTGGCGCAGGTATAGGATTAAATTGTTGTATGGTTTGCATAACTGTTTGAAAACTATTAGCGCCTATTGCAGGAGAAACACCGTTAGATCCTCCATTTACCATAGATGTTGAAGTTAGTTCGTCATTTATATAAATACCTCCAAGAGGTATGGTAACACTAACAACCTGTGGTTTGGCATGTCGTAAAGATTGTGCATCTGTCGGATGATTAGTTGGATTTAATAACGGTGATTTAGGTTCAAATTCTGATTGATGAACCCATGCTCCTGTCCATTCCTGAACCATTTCGTCATAGGGATAAGCAAAGCCATCACGATCTGAAATTCTTAATGCGAATTTACCTGATGAATATCTTCCCATTAATAACCTCCTCCTACTAAACCAACTTTTGGAACAAAACGAGAGCTGACATTTTCTCTATTAGTATCAGCAGCTCTTCTAAATTCTTCTTCATAAACACCTTTTAACATCATTACTCTGTCAGGTGCATATTTCATAGCTATATAATAAGCTAACCCTGCTGTTAAACACGGTAAGAAAGAAAAAGGTATTTCATTATTATTGGTGTAATCACCAGAATCTTTCATTCTAAGCATTGCATAATAAACTACTGTATAAGCTGCATCAGCTGCAGGATATAAAAATAATTTAGGATTAATTGTTTTTTCAAAATAAAATTGAGTTGGTCTACCACCAGAAGTTTTAACGGTGTAGTTTAAATATGTAGATCTACTAATAGGAGAACAAGAATATTCATTATTGCTTGAATCACGAATTACAACATCTGTTATTTCTATAATTTGAGAAGCATCAGCAGCCGCTGCTCCATACAAAGCAGTTCCACTTAACTCAATAGTATTAGCAGCAAGAGCTGCTGTTTGTTTTTGTATTGTCCAAAGATTAAGTCCTCTATTAGACCATTCAGCTAAAAGAAGATTTAAAGAACGACGAGCGGTTTTAAGTTGGTACCCAGTACGATCTTGTAAACCGCATCGTTCAAAAGCCTCTTCAACTATTTCATCTATAGAAAAATCAAAGTTTGCTGTGCTAGCATAAGTTGGCATTATTTGTTAATCTTGCCTTTTTTACGAGCCTTACTTCCAAATTTACCATAAGATTCATTTGCACTTGCTTTTAATTGTTTTTTTGTTCTTTTCTTTTTAATACGCATTGCAATAGATTCATCTTTGCGATCTTTATATCCTTGTTTCTTTTTCTTTTTAACCTTACCGCCTTTTTTCATTCCAGGCGCAGTCATTAGTTCAGTAGGCATACGCTTACCTTTTTCACCAACACCATAACCTCTTGAATACATCATGTCACCAGTACGGCCACCCATGTTCATGTTTACAGGTTCCCCCATAGCCATTCTTTTATGTTGATTAATAGCGTCGCCACCTTTAGCCATTTTTTTAACTGTGCCGCCACCTCTCATTCTAGCAGTTTTCTTTTTACCCATCATGATAGACCTCCATTGATCTTTTTGTATTTTTCTTGTCTAGATACAACGACGTCTCGATAGTATCCTTTTGGCCATTGACTGTAATAGCCTTGTTTATGCAATTTATCAGAAGCTCGCTGTAATTGCGAGAACTTTTGTACTAGCATCATAGAATATTTATAATCGGGATAATCAGGTGTTTCCCCTATTTCATTAGTAGGAGAAACTAAAAACTCCTGCTCATCTACGGTTGCTGGATTGGAGGGGTGAAAACTCATAAAATAAATATCTTTTCTATTATACCATTCATTATAGTCTTCTGTAGCTAAATGTAATTCATCAGGAGAATAGCTGTAATAAGGGTCACAAAATATCAATATTTCTTTTTTGGTAAAATCTAAGTTTTTAATACAATCATTTAATTCTTTTTTGTAAGTGCTGTGTTTAGTCTTAACCGCAATCCAAACTTTATCATCGGCCCATGCTTTTTTAGCAAAAGGACAAGCAGGGACGCCACCTAAGTGTACATTAGATACCTCTAAAAAGTTTTTAGACCAAAGTCTAACGTCTTCTATTATAC